AGCTGTTGTAGTTCCTGATTTGATAATCAAGTTACCTGAATTGTTTGTTGCACTACCATAGACAGCACCACCATCCATAAAGATTATGTCTCCGCCATCAGCGTCTATTTTAACATCGCCTGGAGCGTCTAGTGTAATATCTGTTGCACCGTTACTAACAAAGTCTAATGTTGTTGTACCGCCGTCTTTTATAGTTACGTTAGCACCATCAGCGTCTAATATAATATCTGCTGTTGCGTCTAAAGTTATACTACCACCACTATCTATCTCAGCGATAACTGGTGTAGTTAAAGTTTTGTTCGTAAGAGTTTGTGAAACATCCGTACCAACTAGTGTAGTAGTTGCATTTGGAATAGTTACTGTTCTGTCAGCTGTTGGATCTACAACTGTTAGAGTTGTTTCAAAACTGTCATCTGTTGCACCTTCAAAAGTGAAACTTGCACCTGTGAAAGAGGCGCCTGAAATATTTGGGCTCGTTAAGGTTTTGTTTGTGAGTGTTTGTGTAGCAGTTGCCGTTATTACTTCAAAACCGCCTGCTGTCGAGCCATCATGGACTCTAAGAGTATCTTTATCAGTATCTACACTTACCTCACCTACAGCACCTGTAAAACTATTATTTTGAGACGTTGATCCTCGTCTTAATTGTAATGCTGTTGGCATATTTTTCTCCTAGTTAATTCTATGCTATATTTATACTATTTATAATCTATTATGCTACACTTCCTAAATCAACTGTAACTACTTCACCTCTAGGTTCCATGTGGTCATACAAATTAGATGTAATAACCTGGAATGCGTCAACGATTGCTTCAAAAGGTGTTTCACCTCCTGCTAAATCAGCATTTCCTTGCGCCGCTGGGTGTTCAGTTAATGTTGATTGTGGGAATGATGTATCACTTGTCATTGCCACAGTACCTGATTTATTAGGTATTGTGATTGTTCTATCAGCGGTTGGGTCTGTTACTGCTAATGTAGTCTCAAAACTGTCTGCCGTTGAACCTTCAAATACAATGTTACCACCAACTGTTAAGTTAGTCACACTTGGACTTGCGTCTAAGGCGATTGAGATATCATTGTTTGAAACTGTTGTTGTAATGTTTGATCCACCAGAGAAATCTAGTGTATCAGTACCTACTGTTATTGTATCGTTAGAACCGCTATCTGCACCTACTGTTAATAGAGTAGATATAGAGGCAGTACCTATAGATGTTACAAGTCCTTTTGCGTTAGCAGTAATTACTGGTATAACAGTTGTACTACCAACTGCTGATGTATCACTATTTACTGTCGCTAATGTAACTGCACCACTTGTTGCTACTGTAGCGTCACCACTAAACATTCCATGAGATATAAGAGTACCAGTTGCGTTTGGTAATGTGATTGTTCTATCTGCTGTAGGGTCTGTTACAGTTAAAGAAGTTTCAAATGAGTTAGCAGTAGAACCTTCAAAACTGATTGCACTATCTGATAATGTTAAACCTGAAACTGTTGGACTTGTTATTGTTTTATTTGTTAATGTGTCTGTTGTTGCACGACCAACTAGTACATCACTAGAGGCACTTGGCAATGTTAATGTAATATCTGAACTTGGATTACCTGGAGTTAAAGTAGTTTCAAAACTATCTACGTTACTACCTTCAAAGACAATACTTCCTGATACAAGACCATTAAAGACAATTGTATCTGTAGCACTATCACCAAGATTAACTGTACCACCATTGAATGTTGATGTACCTGTAACTGTTAAGTTACCTGCAATTGTGGTGTTAGCACCACTCATTGTCATATTAGTTGTTGCTGAAGAACTAGATTTAATTACTAGTTGTCCACCAGAATTTGTAAATCTACCAAACTCAGTACCACCGTCTTTTAATATTATATCGCCGCCATCTGCGTCTAAATTAATATCTGTAGTAGCGTCAAGTGTAATTGTTGAACCACTATCTATCTCAGCGATAACAGGTGTTGTTAATGTTTTATTTGTAAGAGTTTGTGTTGAAGCAATACCTGCTAATGTATCACTAGCAGTAGCGGGTAATGTTAAACTAATATCAGCACTTGGATTACCTGGTACTAAAGTAGTTTCAAAACTATCAGCACTTGAACCTTCAAATACTAAACTACCTGAAATAGTACCACCAAAGGTTACTGTATCTGTAGCGGCGTCACCTAAAGTAATATTACTATCACCCTCAGTTGTACCTGTAACTGTTAAGTTACCTGCAATGGTAACATTTGCACCTGACATTGAAATAGCAGTAGTAGCACTACCACTTGATTTAATGACAAGTTGTCCTGATGAGTTACTAAATCTACCAAATTCAGTACCGTCATCTTTTAAAATAATATCTGCGCCACCAGCGTCTAATGTAATGTCTGTAGCAGCGTCTAATGTGATTGCGTTAGCAGAAAAACCGTCACCGTATTCTAAACCGTTTGCACCTGAATTTACTCTTAAAACTTGACCGGCACTTCCTATAGCGGCTAAACCTGTACCACCGTGTACGAAACCTACTGTTTCTCCTGATTGGTATTCTGCTAATCCAGTAGCGTTTCCACTACTGTCAAAGACCGTCCTTATTGGTACTTTATCTGCCATAATACTATTTATATCCTTTTAGTGTTAAAATGAAAATAATGCTCTCTCTTGTGTTGTTATTCCTGCGCCATCTTCTTTAGTAAATGTATCAAAAACTCTATCAGATGAACCAGACGCTTTAAAAGTAAAAGTTTTTGCTGCTGAAGATAGACCACCTGCTTTTGTAAATAATGGTACTTTTCTTGTTACAATACCTGTAGTAGGATCTGCGTCAGGTATTGCTCTATCACCTACTGTACTATTCGCCGGTAATACTACTGTTGTTCCACTAGCAGTTAATTGTGCGCCACCTAAAAAGATTGTACTTCCTGATACATGTAATTCTGCCCATTTTAAAGAAGCAGTACCTAAAGTATATGTATCATCAGCACTAGGTACAAAGTGTGACGCTATTCTACCATTGAATGTTACTGTGTCTGAGGTAGCGTTACCAAGTATAGTATTACCTGAAGATGTTAAATTTGTAAATGAACCTGCTTGACCACCACCAGTAATATCACTTGTTAACGCAACTGTACCTGTATTGTTAGGGAAAGTTATTGTTCTATCTGCTGTTGGGTCTGTAACTGTAAGTGTTGTCTCAAAACTATTTGCTGTACTACCTTCAAATACAATGCTACCACCAACGTTTACATTAGCACTTGTTGTTAATGCTGTTACTGATGGAGAAGCGTCTAAGGCAATCGCTATATTGTTATTAGAAACTGTTGTTGTAATGTTTGCACCACCTTCATAATTAAGTGTGTCAGTTGCCAAAGAAACAGCGTCATCTGAACCACTATCAGCGGCTACAGTTAATGTTGTTACAATTGTAGCTGTTGACATGGCAGTAACAAGACCTTTTGCGTTGACTGTTATAACTGGTATTGATGTTGTACTACCAAAACTACCTGTGTTACTATTGACTGTTGCTAATGTTAATGCACCAGATGTTGCCATTGTAGCGTCACCAGATACATCAGCAGTTACAACTAAAGTACCTGTAGAGTTAGGTAAAGTAATTGTTCTATCTGCTGTAGGGTCTGTAACTGCTAAAGTTGTTTCAAAACTATCATTTGTTGAACCTTCAAAAACAAGAGGACTTGCACCTGAAAGAACTAGTCCTGTTAAGTCTGCCGTTCCAGTAAATGCACCACTTAATGTTCCTGCATTGATTGTTGGACTTGTTAAAGTTTTGTTTGTTAATGTGTCTGTAGTGTTTCTTGCAACTATAGTATCTGTAGCACTTGACGGTAATGTAAGAGTAATATCTCCACTAGGATTACCTGGTGTTAAAGTTGTTTCAAAACTGTCTGCTGTACTACCCTCAAAGACTAAACTACCTTGAATAGTACCACCAAAAGTAATAGTATCTGTAGCAGCGTCACCAATTGTTATATTGCCATCATTTTCTGTTGCACCAGTTACTACTAAATTACCTGCAATCGTAACATTGGCACCTGACATTGAGATTGCCGTTGTAGAACTTGAACCTGATTTAATTACTAACTCACCTGAACTATTAGTAAATCTACCAAACTCAGTACCGTCATCTTTTAAAATAATATCTTGTTCACCTGCGTCTAATATAATATCAGTAGCAGCGTCTAAAGTTATAGAAGCATTGGAATCTATTTCTGCAATTACAGGAGTTGTTAAAGTTTTATTTGTTAATGTATCAGTAGTTGCTTTACCTATTAATGTGTCTGTTGCATTTGGTAATGATATTGTTCTATCTGCTGTAGGGTCAACTGTAGTTAATGTTGTTTCAAAACTATCTGCTGTTGCACCTTCAAAGACTAAAGCATTCTGAACATTTATAGATGAACTGTCAACTGTAGTTGTAGTACCTTGAACTGTTAAGTTACCTGCAACTGTAGCATTACCTGCCATAGTTACATTAGCACCACTAAATGTCATAGCAGTTGTAGTACCAGATTTAATTATTAAGTTACCTGAACTATTTGTTAATGCACCAAAAGCAGCTGTATCATCTTTTAAAAATATATCTCCACCACCTGCGTCTAAAGTAATATCTTGTACTGCGTCTAATTCTATACCACCAGTACCGTCTATATGTGCTATAACTGGATTTGTAAACTGTTTGTTTGATAAAGTTTCTGAACCTGTAAGTGTAACGAAACTATCACTTTGTAATGCACTATTAAATTCTGCAACTGAACCTGTTATAGTATTGTTTGCTAAATCTATTGATTTGTTTGTAAGTGTATCAGTAGTTGCTTTACCTACAAGTGTATCACTAGCGCTTGATGGTAATGTAAGTGTAATATCAGCAGTTGGATTACCTGGTGTTAATGTAGTTTCAAAACTATCACTTGTACTACCTTCAAATACTAAACTGCCAGTAATTGTACCATTGAAAGCAATTGTATCTGTAGCTGCGTCACCAAGATTAATTGTACCACCATTGAATGTAGATGTACCTGTAACTGTTAAGTTACCTGCTAATGTGGCACTTGAACCACTAAATGTTAATGCTGTTGTAGCACTTGAACTTGATTTAATTACTAATTCACCAGATGAGTTTGTAAATCTACCAAACTCACTACCACCATCTTTTAAAATTATATCTGCACCATCAGCGTCTAATACAATATCAGTATCAGCGTCTAGTGTAATACCACCAGTTGATAAGGAAACTATTTCAGCAATCTTTGGTTGAGTTAAAGTTTTATTTGTAAATGTTTCTGTATTTGCTAAAGTAGCAAAGTCAGCACCTTGTAATGCACTATTAAATTCTGTTATTGTACCTGTTAAGGTGTTGGCGTCTAAATCTATTGTCTTGTTAGTAAGTGTTGATGTACCATCTAAAATAAAATTTCTAAGACTTTCGCCAGAGTGTAAACTTTTTGCTGTTGCTGTTGATGAAGGGAATGTATCATCATCTACTAATGCTGTGGATACCCAGTTACCTGAGGAAGTTAAATATTGTAAAATAGCACCGTCAGGTAATGATGAAGCAATAACATCTGTTAAATCACCTATAGCAGTAACACTTGTTACTGTACCGCCAGAAGCGGGTACTGTTACTGATACCTTTTGAGGACCTGCACTATTAGTTGATGTTATCTTTGCTTTAATTGCCATAATACCCCTTTATGACATAATATATTACCGTGTGACATTTGGACTCACAGTTACGGTACCTTGTATAACTCTTGTTACAACGCTATCACTTGAAGTAACTTCAATATCGTAAACATATCTTCCTTCTTCTAAAGCAGCAGTCTGAGTAGGAGTTAAAGAAAGTGTTATTTGTCCTGCTGACCTATCAGCAGAGAACGCTATTGAAAATGTAGCTGACGCTGAACTTGATGAGTAAGACTTTCGTATTTGACCTGCAGCTGTGTAATCAGTCAGGTTAAATACTGTGTCGTCATCATTGAAAAGCGTTATTGTACTTGAAAAGTTTGCACCTTGTTCAATTAGTAGATTAGTAATAGCTGCCATAATTTCTCCTTATGGGACTATTTATAATTACTTATCTTTCTTTTCAGTTTCTTTTTTTGGTCTTTGGTCTTCAGGTAACACCTCAGTTGGAATAACTTTAGTATAGTATGCCAATAGGACATCTATTTTTTCTATTTCAACTTGATGTTGGATTTTTTGTGCTCTAAGATTATTATATTGTTCAGCATGTATCTTACCTTTTACTGTAAGGTGTTCCATATCTAAATTAATATCTTTAGGTTGTTCTTTTGCTTTCTCAGCCATGATTTATTCTCCGTTAGTTATTATTTAATTTTCGCTTGCAATTCTTTAATCGCTTGCAATAGTAAAGCAGTCAATCTGTCATACTTGATTGCCTTGATACCATCTTTTCTAGTACCTACAATCTCAGGTAAAACTGCCTCAACTTCTTGTGCAATTAAACCTACATCATGTTTTCTCATAAAGTATCCGTCTTCGCCGCCTTTACTTTCTATATAGTCATCTTTCCAATCAAAGAAAACTCCTCTTATTTTATCTACCATATCTAAGGCAGATGGTATTTCTACAATATTTTCCTTCAATGATACATCTGAACTATAAAAGGCAGTTATATCATTTGTTGCTCTCAACTCTCCAGCAGTACCAGAGGCAGCAGTATTCAATCCTAAACTATCTAGTTGAACATCATTACCATCAGTTGTATTAGAAACAACAACTGTACCTGCTTGAGTTGGTAATGTAATATCAATATCACCTGTTGAAGCAGGACCTAAAAGTGTTACAGCGTTAGTACCGTTATCACTATCTTCAAAGAACTTAACAAAACCGGCACCAGTAGCACCATTTTTTGTTTCTAGTCCAGTAGAAGCAGTAATTGTTGTTGCACTTAATGTACCTGCAGCTGCAACATTAGCACCACTAAATGTTAATGCTGTTGTAGTACCTGATTTGATAATCAAGTTACCTGAAGTGTTTGTTGCACTACCAAAAGTTGTTCCATCATCTTTAAAGAACACATCACCGCCATCAGCGTCTAATACAATATCAGTTGTAGCGTTAAGTGTTATAGTTGAACCTGAAGTAGCTTCAACGATTACTGGAGTTGTAAGTGTTTTATTTGTTAATGTTTCAGTTGCTGTAGTCAAAGAAACTGTACCAGTTAAATCTGGTAATGTAATTGTTCTATCAGCAGTAGCGTCTGTTACTGCTAAAGTTGTTTCAAAACTGTTTGCTGTTGAACCTTCAAATACAATTGATCCTGATTGAACACCTATTGCTGTAATATCAGAAAAATTACCTGTTGTTAAAACAGTACCAGAAACATTTGGAAAGTTTATTGTTCTATCTGCTGTTGGGTCAACAACACTTACAGTTGTTTCAAAACTGTCTGCTGTACTACCTTCAAATACAAATGAACCTCTTTGGTCAGTTGCACCTGTAAATATAGGTGTTGTAAGAACTGGTGATGTTAAAGTTTTATTTGTTAAAGTTTCTGTTGCACTCGTTAATGATACTGTACCTGTTAAATCTGGTAAAGTAATTGTTCTATCTGCTGTTGGGTCAGTTGCTGTTAATGTTGTTTCAAAACTATCAGCACTTGAACCTTCAAATATAAATCCAGTCTGTAAATTAACAGTAGATGAATCCACAGTTGTTGTAGTACCTGATACTGTTAAGTTACCTGCAACAGTAACATTGGCACCATTTAATGATAATGCTGTTGTAGCACTTGAACTTGATTTAATTAATAATTGACCTGCATTGTTTGTTAATCTACCAAATTCAGTACCGTCATCTTTTAAAATAATATCTCCGCCACCAGCGTCTATATTAACATCTGCTGAAGCGTCTAATGTAAATGTACCGGCAGTAATTGTATCTATTGCTGGACTAGTAAATAAATTAGCAATAGTCATTTCTTTCAATGCACTAGCATCAGCGTCTCTAATAACTATACTGTCACCAGTTGCTGGAGCGGCACCTAAATCTGTTTGTGTTGCAATAAAAGCTGCTGAGAAAGGAGTTACTTCACCTTCTAACTCGTTCATCGCCGCTACAAGGTTACTTGCACTAATAGATGAATTTAAAGCAGATATATCTCCAAAGTCTGTTGCTGATAGAGTATTAAAAGTTGTTCTTAATTGTTCTATCGTTGCGTCTGCTGCTACTTGTCTTGCTGCCATATTATTTTACCAGTTTTAATAAAAGTCCTTTTATTTCAGACATTTCTTGTTTTAAATTATTTATATCTCTTACCGCATTTCTTAAATCGTTACTAGATTTTCTTGCTTCTCTAATACGATTTACATGTATTTGATAAGCATTCTTATCAGTATTTATTATACCATTAGAACTTGTATCTCTTACAATATGTTGATGACCTTCTACTTTTAAATATGCCATATTATACTGCTAACGCAATCGCTCTCATATCTGTTATACGAGGAGGATATGCTGGGTTAGTTCCTTTCATAACTATTTTAATTTTGAATGTTGCAAACTCATTAATACCTTCTTCACTAAACTCAAAGTCAGAAAAATCTTCTTTAAAGTTTGCATTGTACGGTGATTGACTTCTACCTTCAGCACTTACTGCTGTATTAGATTGTGTCATTTGTACATAAGGTATATCTTTCATTTGTCTATCATCACCTTCAAACTTAACTTTTCTAAAAACTTCAATTGAAGATGTTGGGAAAACACTAGCAGCTATTCTAATATCTAATGCTGTTGCTGGGTTTTCTAAAGAAATTTCTTTTGTAATATATTTAGCAGCCGCATTACCACCAGTTGGGTCTGTTTCTGCAACAAATCCTGTTCTATTACTAGAAGTTGGATTATCTAATCTGTTATGTGTACAGAAAATATTTGTTCTTGCTAAGTCAATCACAGGAGATACATTAGCATTTGCCGTTTGTAATACAATATCATAGAATAAAGATTTTGTACCTGATAAGTGAGTTGTTTCGTTTATAGAACTTGCAACTGCTCTAGCACTTGTAAAGTAAAAGTTTTCATTTGGTACAATATTTGTAAATGCACTATCAGTTGAATATGACGCTTCTGTGCCATCTATTGATGTTGTTGAAGTAGTTTTAATTTTATGTTCAGTAGTAGTATCTGGAAAATTCATCATACCAATTTTAGGCATAATACTTTCAAATGCTCTATCTTGTGTTGCAACTATAGATGAACCACCAACACTACCAGTTGATGTTGCTGTATCACCAGTTAATGTAATTGTATAACTATCCTCAGTTACATTACCTACATCATGCGTACCATTAATAACACTACCTTGAATACCATTATAGTCAGTTGAACCACCAAGACCAGAGATTGTAACCTTACTTGGTTTATTATCATTCATGCCATGATGTCTATGATTAATTTTAATTATCGCTGGGTTATCACCAAATGTTGTACCTGAACCGGAAGTAGCATTTGTTTCAATAGCATTGTTATCAAGTGTCTTAGTTTCAATATCATCATTTGTTAGTGACAATGTACCGTTTGTAGTTGTATCAAATGCAGCTTTGTATAAAGTAATTTTTAAATCTTCCATTTGGTCTTCTGTCCACAGTTTTGCATTTTGAGAACGGAATAAAGAACCAAATAAAGGTTGTTGTGTTACTCGTCTTGTACCACCAACATCTGTATCACCTAATCTACTTACCCATGCTTTATATTTTTGACTGTTAGGTTTTAATATGATTGCATATTCTTTACCACCTTGTAAATATACAGGAGATGGGAATGTTACAACTGTTGCTGTTGAAGCAGTTGCACTTGTAAGAACTTCACTTGATTGAAGCGTAACCTCTGAGAAAGGAAGTATTCTTTGACCAGGTCTACTATTAATAGTTTCTACTAGATAAACTTTAATTGGAACTGTATCATCTTTTTCTTCAAAGTATATATCAACTTTAGATAAGAATACACCACTTGCTTCATCAACACTAAACGTTTGTGCTAATGGGTCTGGATTATTTTGAATTTGTTGTGTTGTTTGTGATACTGAAAAACTATCTGTTGTTCTTCTTGTATCTTGTTCAGTTACAGTTTGTCTACCAATAATTGGTACTCTAGTTGACTGTACTGTTTCTTGTGTAGTTGTTTGTAAACCACGAGCAGTATATGTACCTTGAGCAAAAGTATCTACATCATCATCTGTAGAACTATTTGAAGATGAACTTGTTAATCTGAATATTCTATCACCTGTTCTAAATCTTTCACTTGCTGTATTTGGTATTGTAAATGTTCCTTCAATTGTACCTGTTGTACCAGTAACTAAGTTACCACCTAATACACCACCAGATGGTGTTACATGTGTTGATACATTTACATTATCAAAGAAAGGATAAACTCTTGTGTTTGGTTTTAATCTTGTACCTGAGAATGAAATTGTTTGAGAACGAATAAAAGGTATGAACGCAACATCAACAATTCTTTCACCAAAAGATTGTCTTACAACATTTGAACCTGAAATTTCTCTAGTAATACCTGTTCTACTTCTTGTTGTAATATCTCCGCCTATTGTACTAGTAGTTGTATGAATTGTATCGCCCATTCTTCTACTTGAAGAACCTGAAGACGACCAACGACCAGACCAGTTAGTTTGCCAGTTATTCCAAACTGTACCTAAATTGTTATTTGTTCCTGCAAGACTAGTCATTGTATCAAATAAGTTATTATCGTTTACAATTAAATCAGGTCTTCTAGTTGTATCGTACCATTCATCAACATCTGGTGTTAATGCAACATCACCTTGATATTGAAATACTAAGAATGGATTACAGTTAACTGATTTAGTTGCATAAGGATTTTCAGTTAACTTAGAATGAGTATATGGTAAAGTTATTAAGTCACCTGTTTTTTGATAACCAGCAGTTGTTCTTTCTGCGCCTGTATCATTTGCGGCTAACTCAATAAGTTTTACAACGTTTGTATTATGTTCTGGTCTTAACTCACCTTCTGACATATCAACTGAACATCTATATTCACTTGATAAAGTATCACCAACATTATGACCTTTGAAACTATCTACTACAATACCATTTTTAAATCTATCTAAACCTGTAGCTGCGTCTTGTATTTGTGTATTAACTGCTTGTTGTTCTAGTAGAGATAACTGAGTATAGTATTCTATATTTTTAATTCTTTGTTCTAACTTACCAATGTCTCTCATTGTATATCTTCTATTATCAACTACTGTTACTGCTACATCATCTGTAGAGAAAGTGTATGGTGGTAAAGTTAGATAATATAAAGGCATTGCGTCATCAATTGTTTCTGCTCTTTGAGGATCAATTGCTGGAGTACCTTTTGCTTGTTTAAATAGACCGTCTTTAGTTACAAAGATACCATCTATTCTACTTAAATAAAATTCAAAGTCTAATGTTGCGTCTGAACTAGGTTTTGGCATATCAACTGTTGAAGCACCGCCTCCAGTATAATTTTTTGCACCAATACTATCTACATTACCATAACCTACAACTTCACTATTGTCCGCTACTCTAGGTCTAAAGTCTAATGCGTCTCTTAATTCTATTCTACCTTTTGTTGGACTTTCAAAAAAAGGAATGTTTTCATAATCTACAACACCAGAATAACTATCTACTGAGAAGTAGTTACCTGTACCGTGTGTAAAGTATTGGAAAGTAATTAACAATCTACCAGTTGGTAATTGAGCACCGTCATTTCTTACTATTCTAGCAATATCATAGAAACTATCTCTTTGACCTGTATCTAATGTAAATCTATCTGTAATATCAGTATGACTTGTTGTTGCTGCCGTACTAAAGTCAGGCGACATATAAACACTTGTTAAAGCATATGCGTCTGCTTTACCTAAACTGATTGTTTTTTCTTCAGCTAATGCTTGTGTAGAAACTGTTTGTGTTTGGTCTGAAATTAATGTTTTTGTTTTTTCACCTGCAACTGATTTAGTTATTGTTGTAATTAATTTAACTTTAGCAGTTGCATAGTTAGCACCTAAATCTATTTGTACTTGACGACCTGATGGACTACCAGTTAATGTGAATATGGCGTCACCTTCATGGTTGTTGCCTGATAAACTCACTATATCACCTATAGCACCTGCACTTGCACCGGCAGTCATTATTGATAATGTGTAATCTGCTTCTGAGTGTGCGTCAAATGTTTCGTTTGCACCGGCAGAGAATGTAGCAACACCAGATGATGATAAAGTTTCAACAAATTGTCTTCTAACTTTATGACTTGTATCTGTGATACCTGCATTGTCTGTAGTCTTTAATGTTTTGATAACATTCTCAGGTAATTTATATACTAGAGAAGTAGTATTAATGTTTTGTAATTTTGTTCTTCTTCTTTGTGTTGACGCTGATGTTACAGCAACTGTTACATTTGCTGTTAATGTTATTGTTTTATCATCTGCAATAGCACCAACAAATCCACTTTGTTGATTACCATTGTTATCTTCAAACACAATGTTGTCGCCAACTTTTAAGTCTGAATTAAATTCTGTGTTGTTACCTTTTATTACATTTGAGTTTGCGTCTATATTAATTAGTCCGCCTATAGTTATATTACTTTCATCTCTTTCATTTGCAGCTGTAGTTGTTAATACTGTATCAGCAGTAAAGTTTGGCGAACCAGTCATACCAACTGACTTAACTTGTGCAAAATCAAATTCTGTTACACCTTGTCTTTCTGGTGTGTTTGATACTATTACGCCACTATTTGAACTTTCGTCTGTTATAGTTTCACCAGTTGCGAAAGAACCTGATACATTACTTAATACAACTGTTGTAAATACAGATTGTTCTAAAATTAAATCATCACCATCTGTTTCATCAACAAGGTTAAATCCGTCCTCAGTTATAAACTGGTCAGGATCCGTTGATGTGTTAGATGATATTGCCTCTACAACACCAGTTGCACCTGAAGTACCACCAGTTAGAGTTTCACCTGTATCAAATTCAACTGAACTTGTAACACCAACATGTGTAAACATATCAACATTAAATAAACCTAATTTATAAATTGAAGATGTGTTTGTTAATGTTGCACCAGCAGTACCTGATTTGTATTCAAAGTATCTAGGTTTTGCTCTACCAATTTGTTCTACATCAACATTAGTTGTAGATAGATTTGTACCTCTGACAGCATTTATATTTTTATATAATTGTAATTCTTTAAACGCTTCTGTTTCACCTGATACTGTTCCTATATCTGGCGTACCATGTACATTTGTTACTTCAACAAAATTACCTATTGCTAATCTTGTAGTAGAGTTTTGTATTGTATCAAAGTCTCTTGCTTTTTCTATTGTAACAAATTTTTGTCCTGTTGTTTCTATTTCATAACCTTGAACATATGCTTTACCAGGAGATAAACCAATTGCTAATCTAGCTTCTGAGTTAGCTGAACTTAATCCATTATATAAACTTGAACCATCAGCAGAATATATACCACGATTTGATCCGTCATTTTTGTGTTCTCTTATATCTATGTCAAATGATTTAGTAACATAATCACCACTTTCATCTGCCGTTCTTCTTGCTAATGTTTCTTCTAGTATATTGTAATCTGTTCTTTGTACAATTGTTTCAACATTACCTGATCCTGTTCTTAGTAACTCTACAAAGTTTTCATCATCTGTTTCAGTTATAAGTTTTTTAACTAACGTTAATGATGTTTTAAATCTGTGAGCACCAGGAGCATTTACGTTAGATGAACCGGCTGCGTTATCATTTAATGAACTATCGTCTGACGGTGTAACAAAACTTTCTGTTACATTGAAACCAACTCTATATGTTGGTGTGTTTGAATACGGGTCTAGTATTAAAGTCTGTTCAGTATTTGCAACAAAGAAACCATTAATAAAATATACACCTGCTTGAACATTTACTGAACTAGCAAAACCAGTTGCGTTACTATCTGTTGGTAATGAAGTACCTGAAGTACCTACAACTGCCGTTGAAGATGTGCTATTGTATGTAAATGTTAAAGTTTCTCCCTCAGTAAATCTTTTAGTTGCATTGTCTGTACCTGAGGCAGTATATAAAACATAGATTGTTGCAGCTGCTGTTGATGTTGCTTCAGTTGTGTTTACAACTGTTGCTGTAATACCTGAAGTAGAACCTGTTACAATTAAATCTTGTAAGTTAGAAACTGTTGAAGTAGAATGACTTGCTAATTTAACATATTCGTATTTTGTGTTAAGTGCTATCTCGCCTGGTATTACCATACTACCATCTTTGAACATATGTTCACCAAATCTTTCAATTTGGTTTTGTAAGATAGTTTGTAGTTGTGTTAACTCTCTTGCTTGAACTGCAAAAGCAGGACGAAATAATATTCTATGAAAATTCTTTGCCTCTGAAAAGTCATCAAAGTAAGGAGAGACGTTAAAGTTTGTTGCCATTTAAATCTCCTAAAACTCTACTATTAACTTTACATTCTCCGTTTGGTCTGAAGCACGACTAATAGGTTTTCTGTTTTCTATGTACAGAATATCACCTGTATCTGCCGTTAGTTCAGGAGTAACATCATGTGAACTTGGCGTACCTGTTGCACTTGAAGTACCGCCTGTTACTGTATTCGTTCCAGAGAAAGCCGTTACATTTTGGTTTGTATCAATACCTTGGTTTGCAAATTGTGGTTGTATGTATCTTAAAACTTTTGTTGTAGAATTATAATCAACAACATAACCTACAGCACCTGTACTTGCTTGTGTAATCTTTTCATCTGCTTGAAAAGTACCTGGTGTGCCAGAGAAAGTAATTGATTTAGTTGCGTCTAGTGTTGAAGCAGTTGCTGTTGCACCTGTTGTACTATCAGTTGGGTTTCTTAATAGAGCAATTCTTCTAAAATCATTTGAAGTATTGAACTCGCCACTTTCATCTGTTGAAAAGTCAACATTCATCATTACAAAGAATCCACCTAACTCAGCGATAACATCTGTTGCATGTCCGCCTGGAGGTGAGATTATGAAATCTATATCTGCGCCTGATACATTACCAAAGTCACTTGCCTTAACACTTGCGAAAGTATAACCAGACCCAGCAGTTGTGATTGTTACACTTGTTACTGAATTTGATCCTACAACTATTGTACATTTACCACTTGAACCATCACCACGAATATCAACATTAGTATATGTACCATTAGTACCTGATGACCCACCTGCCGTTACTTTAGCATTTTCTATTGCACCAGCAGTAGTTGAGTAGTCTGTACTTTCAGTTGAACAATGAATAAAATCTGTTGACATGAAGTTTGCTTGTTCAGAAGCAGTTAATGTGTACATGTATTTCCATTTGTAACTGTCTCCAGTTGAGAACACACTAGTTGTTTTATTACCAGTTGGTTCTACTGTTGAAGCACTATCACCATTATTGTCTATACACTTATATACATCAAAGGTACTATTCATTACATAGAAAGTTGCGTCATGTAAAGTTGTTGCACCTGAATTAGCAGCAATTGCTGAACCAGCGGAGTTTATTTCTCCATAATCATGTCTGTAATAGTCGTAAGTTGTACCAGTTGTCCAGTTTCTTCTTGGTATTACTGCTGATACATTTGAACTTGTAATCTTTTTTGCACTCATTAAATCATCATAAACATAGTAATCTACACTACCTACACTATCAACTGGTGTTGGTGGTGATGTATCTGTACCATCATTGAATGCTTGGTCATTGGCAAACGCTTGTGGTCTACCTATTGCAAGATAATATGTGTCTGCGCTCTCGTCAAAACTCTCTTTGAACTGATTAGCGTTTTGTATTCTGAAATCTTTTGTTATTATTGCTGGCATTTTTTCTCCGTCATAAACTATTTATACGCTCAGTTTAACCAAGCGAGGTTTTTATTTGAGCAGGTATAGTAAAGTTAGTTTTAAGACCTGTACTGAAATCATCTATTCTATTTGCCTCACCATCAAATGATGTATTACCTGTTCCTGTTAATTTAATACTATTTATAGTGGCAATTGTGATACCGCTATCCATATCTCGTAGACCTAATTCTTGTTTCATATCTCCACCGTCTTCTAATATTAATCCGTCATTTCCATGTGTAGATGAACCATCAGTACCATTTAATAACATTCTATCTGGTGTATGGTCAAATGCACCTGAGACTAAATTGCCTATAGTTTTCATACGAGGACCTGCATATACTAGACCTTGTTTAATATCTGTAGACCTAAACTGTTGTTGAGTTTGTTGATTTGTTTTAAGTGTAATCTCCTGATTAAGTGTAACGTCTCTTGTAGTACCAAATGAAGCACTACCCTCTATACCTAATTGAGGTGTACTTCTTACACTTGTACCATCAGTTGGCGTACCAAGTCTTCTACCAATCTTCTCACTAAAGATAACAGATAGTATTTCAACAACTTCATCTGTTTCAGTAAGACCGGATATTCTAGTATATCCAGTTTTCATCTTAGCATTCAATTGTGTTTTGATTGCAACTTCCCCTTGGAAATAAAAACCGGCAGGGTGTATGGCAGATTTAAGATAATCTCTCCATTCAGTAATACTTTCTCCAACTTTAATAATGTATGAATAATCTTGGTAGTATAAACTGTCTTGTACTTTCTTTGTACTTTCTGATAACTGTCCATCAACACCTGTATTACTACCATCTGTTTCTATGGCAGTACCTACTGTGGCAGTCATACTTGCTTTTGTATCTTGTGGATTATAGTTTCTTACTCTTGCCGTTTCACCTGATGTAGAACCTGTGATTGTAACTTTGTCATCAAAAGTACCTGTAGTTTCTTTTAGTGTAAGAATGTTTGTAGCTGCGTCAAAAGTTTCAAAAGTACCTGACGCTGTTTCTTGGTCGTCTCTTTGTATTTTACCACCTGCATTTGTAGATGAACCATCTGTGCCATTCAACACAATATAATCTGTATTATCTTTTAATACATATTCGTTATATACAATTCTGTCGTTATCTGTTTCGTCTCGTAAGAAATCTGGACTTGCACTTTCTGGTACGGCGCCTGATACAAATTCTTCTAATGCAAATTGTTCGCCATCTTCCGTAACTAAGTCACCTCTTTCAAAATCTTCTAATCTAATTACTGCTTGTCTAAAGTCTTCTAGTAATATTGGGAAATCTATTTGTTCATATGCCTCTAACGCCATATAATCCTCAGACGAAGCTGTGATTGTTTCACCAGAAGTGAAGTTACTTGATAGCGTATCTATTTGTATGTGAAGTTTTGGCGATACTTCAGGTGCTGTCTCATATCTAAATCCATGGTCAATAACTTTAGCAGATAATGCTTTACCTATACTTGAAGATACAGGATATACAAGAGCATTTGAACCACCAGTTGAAGTTACTGATACTGTAGGTAATGATAGATAACCACCACCTTTATTTGATAATCTAATTTTTGTTATATCATTTGAAGAACTGTTTGTCGCTGCTTCCATAACAAGTTGAAAACCTGTACCTTGTTCTAATAAAAGAATACCGTCATCATGTGTATCACCTTCTAAAGTAAAACCACCATTGACAACTGCAACTGTACCTGCAAGACCATCACCACTTGTAGGATTTGTAACTGATAATGCGTCACCTACTGCGTAACCTGAACCACCATTTTCTATTTGTACACTATCAATAACACCATATGTAACTTGTTCTATTTGTGCAATGGCACCTGTACCACCTTTTTCTTTTGTAAAGTTTATGTTTTCACCTACAGAGTAATATTGACCACCACTATTTACTGATACATCATCTAATATACTTTCAACATTACATTCTATAGTAACATCACTATCTGTATTATCTGTACCAAAAAATATTGATTTAGTATTTTGTATTAATCTATCACCTGCATTTGTAGATGAACTATCTGTACCATCTAAAATTATATTATCATTTTCATCAGCAGCTGTATCTAAAACTAATCCGTCACCTCCACTACTTGAAAATGAACCAGATGTACTATCTTTATTTAAAACAAATGTAGCAACATCATGCGAAACACCATTTAACGATATCGTAGATATTGTTGCCTTCTCAACAACTGAACTGGCAATATCTACTGTATCATTACCTACTATATCTGCTTGTGTAATTGTTTTACCTACTAGATTGTTCATGTTACCATCAGACGGTGCTGATAGTGTTGCTTTAATTATTTGTTCAGTATCAAAGTTACCGTCTGATACTCTCATCATATCTACTGTAGGGTAATATAATTCTGGAGTTTCATTAAACAAGGCACGGAAAAATATTTCATTTGCCGCTTTTGTACCTTTTGCTTTGTATAATGATATAATATTTTTTGTTAGTTGTCTTTTATCTAAACCATTTGTAAGTGTGTTTGGTAAAGTTTGTAAAAATGTATTTCTAAATTGTTTAAAGAAATCATCTATAGTATCGTTAACGTCTGCATACTCTAACAGTTGTGTTAAGTGTGCGTTAGGGTTTGGTCTGTACCTTGATATAACACCTTGAGCACCAGATGTACTACCTGTTAAAGTTTCACCTGTTACGAATAAACTATTTTCTGTAACATATAATTTTAATGCGTCTGTATCTTCAGCAAGTATAGTTGCCGTTTGACCTGAAGTGGCACCTGTAATAGTTTCACCTTTTGTAAACTCACCTATACTCTCTTGTTCACTAAGAATATAATCACCTTCGTCTTTACCAAATTCGTTAGTTGCATTTAAGGCAACAAACCCACCAGTTGCAGCTTCTAATAATATTTGGTCAGAGGCACTAACACTTGATAAAGTGATTTGTGCTGAGTCCATAAAAACATAATACTGTTTTACGAACTCTACTAATAGTGGATGATTTGCCTGTATATGGGCAGGTAACTGCCGTGAAACTAAGTTACTTATTTTTTTGTCAAATTTTGCCATTTACTAACTCGCATAGTTTGTCGCTGTTGTGTATCCTATACCTGATGTAGTATCGTAGTCATCAGCAGTTACAACCACAGTAGCATTTGTTTCATCTATTTGTATAACTTGATTACGAACTGGAACTACATCAACTGAATTAGGTACTACTGTTAGTCTAATGGTAGTAGAAGTGGCACCGTCAACATTACCAACCTCAGAAATATGTAAACTATTTAAAGTTATTTTTCCTGTTGTATAGTTTATTGTACCTTGTGTATTGTTTGTGTAAACATTAACACCACCTGCGACATAATACAATCTTATATTACCTTGTCCGTCATCATTTAAAAAATAATCATTTGTAGTATCACCAGATACTTTAAACGAAGAAGAAGATAATATACCACCCATGTCTGAATTGTGACCAGAGTGTGGATTATATAATGCGTTATTAAAACTAATTGTATATGTTGTTGAACTTGATACTGTAGCAGTAAATGCTTTGTGTAATTTAAGTGTTGTGATGTTTGATAAAATACTATCGTCTGCTTTGTTTACTGTTTCAATAAATTTAGAATGTCTGAATACTTGGTCAAACTCTTGTAAGTTATCTGTATTAAAATTTGTTATTGCTGTTTGTACTAATGACTTAATACTTTCAGCTGTGTTAGTAGTTGACTTAGCGTCATACCTTACAGTTACAGTTGGTTGTATAAATGTTGTTTCTGGATTCTCAATTACAGGTGTGATACTTGCAACATTAAAATTTTTTAGTTGAGTTATAATATCTGACTTAGTTGCTTCTGTAAGTGTAGCACCAGCAACAGGATTGATAGAGATATATACTCTACCATAAACGGGTGTTTCATTATCTTCACCACCCCATACTTGAACTGATTTAGCATTTGAATAAATTGATTTAACTTTACTTTCATAGTCTTTCGCCGTTACTGCCCTATTTTGTGTGGCATATTGTTTTGGTGCGTTGAAACGAATACTTGCCGGACTTTCCGGGTCTGCACCGTTAACGCTGTTTGTGTTTACAGTTAAACTGACATCAGTAAAACCACCTACATTACCAGATAATGCAAATGAACTAGCACCATTACTATCTGAACCATTAGTAACTATGTATGTGAGTGAAACAATATTACCTGTTGATAATGCTTTACCTAAAACACCATCACCAAATATAACTTCATACTGTTCGTCTTCAGCACCTTCTAAAAAATAAACTGTTGATGTACTTGATACATCTACTAAGTCTGTTGACAATACATATGTTGTTGTAGTAGTATCAGATGAACTGTTTTGAACTTTAACTAATAAAGTTGTTGTATCTGCCATATCATTCTTAATTAAGAAACGCTGATTGGCGTCTGCTGTGTTAACTGTATATTTGTTTGTAACTAAAGTACCTTCATATAAATTTAAATTCTTAAATGTATAAACACCATCAACTGGTGTAGTTGTAGTATCTTCTTTTACAATATAATTGTAAGACACGCCATCAACTGTAGATGTAAATGTTGTACCTTGAGCGGCAGTTAAAGTTGCACCAGTAGCATTATTGACAACTAAGTCAACATCAGCATAAGGTGCTGTTGCACTTCTTGGTGTGTAACCTACATGTTTAGCATGTGAGACAATACTGTTTCTCATATCAGCACTATCTAAAAACATTTCATTGGCAAGAACATTGGCATAAACGCCGTTGTAGTGTGTGTTGTATGCTAGAACATCTAACAATGAACTGATTGTAGAACCTTCAAAGTCATAATCAGTAAATTGGTCTTGTTGTCTTAAAAATTTTTTAAGATTAGTTTTGATTGTATCAAAATCTAAATCTGTTACTTCTAGTTTTTTGTTCGTTGCCATTATCTACTTCTTTCTAGTAGTGTAGTTAACTCTACCAACTCGCCTGGTATGTTCACTACATAAAAACTTATTGTTACATTGTAAGCGTTTTGTGCCAGATTAGGAATAGCATTAACAGATACTAGTCTTGCTCTTGGTTCAAAGTTTACAATTGTTTCTTCTATTACTCTTGTTAAACTATTTGCTGTGATAGGGTTCATTGGTTCAAATAATACTGCTGTAACATTTGATCCTATCTCAGGATGAAAAGGTCTCTCAAAATGATTAGTTAATATAAGATTTCTGACAGATTGTTTCACTGCCTCTATGTCTTTCTTAACTATTATATCTTTAGTATTATCATTTCTCTCAAAAGATAATGCTAAATCCTTATATAATCTAACACTTCTACTTGAAGCATTAGTAGTTTGAGCGTCTCTATAACCTGATTGTGTAATAGCCATACGACTATTTATAAAGATTATCCAGCGTTTACGTTAGAACTTCCACCTGTTGCGTTATTTGGTACCCAACTACCATGACCACCTGTTGCGTCACCACTCCTGTGAATACCTTTACCGTTTACAAATACAGTAGTTGACCCACCTGTAGCAGGGTCTCCACAAGAAGTGGCGTCTTTACCTTTACGAATAGTGGCAGCGCCATTAGTATTAACATTAGGTGACCCACCTGTGTATGCTGTTTTGTGAAAAGGGTTAGGAGTAGGACTGGCATGCCCAGCATGACTATCTAAACCTGAACGTATAACTGGTTGACCCATTTATTTACCTTGTCCTTTGTATGCTTTGAAATCTCGTTTCTTAGCTTTGTTCATAGTAGAGAAAGATACACCTTTTCGTTTACCTTGACTAGTCTTCTTAGGTGTTGAAACATGAGGTACAAATGATTTTGCTAATTTTGCCATTATCTACTACCTGCTTCTTTAGCCGCTTTAAGTGCCGCCTTTTCTCTTTCAATTATTTCCGCTTGCCTAATTTTTCTACCTAAAGGTAATTTCTGTACTAGACTTTCTTCTTTACCTTTTTTACTTAACCAGTAAACGTTAACTGTATCGCCGTCTTCTTTTCTATTTGCACTTGACTGATAAGACTTCACGGCTTTCTTATAAGACATTGCTTCTATTATTTTATCTTCTTTTCCATTATTAAAGGTAAACTCCCTCATTCTTGGCATAATTTATTCCTTTGGAGTACACTCCTCACATCTACAATGTTTACAAACTTCATACTCACTACCCTCATTGGTCTTCATTAAGGGTGTTCCACAATGAGAAGGATGACCACAGTTGTCGCAATTCATGTTAACTCCTTTTTTTAGTTGATTTCTTTTTAGTTGATTTCTTTTTCTTCTTAGGTTTGACTTCCATGTCTTTCGTCAATACTAACGGTTTAGGTTTCCATAGACTATCTGTCATAGTCCATAATTTAGTTAAAAATCCCATAATATTCTCCTTTCAAAAAGAACAAATAGTGAACAAAACTGAGACATTCTGTCGCACCTTGAAATAAAGTCAAAATAATGCTTGACTTTAAAGTATTTATGTGATAGGATATATCTATATTTAAAACGAAAGGTTATATTATGAACAAAATCCAACTAATCAAGGCTGGCATCCAACAACTGTCTTTAACTGAACTGAATGAACTTTCTAGTTTTATTAGTGATGTTAAAGTTATGAATGCTAAATCTTCTCTATCTGTAGGACAAAAAGTGTTTGTTGTCCAAAAGACTAAAAAAACTCCTGGTGTAATTACTAAGATTAATCAATCTAGGTGTGTAGTAAATATGCTTGGTAGAAGTTATAGAGTACCAATGTCAATGTTGGAGGCGGCATAATGATAATTAAGATAGGTGATAAAGTTGAAATCTCCAAGAGAGGTATCAATAGAGACGGAATTATTACAGACATTTCTATAGGACTTACTACGTCAGACCCTGCTGGTGAGTTAGGTATCAAACTAAAAGAGTACGATACTGATATGGGTTACTTAGGTTCTATAGGTTATAAAGATGTAACGTTTGGTGAAAGTGAAGGCGAATATTGGGCGTACTTTGACCAAGTTATAACACCAACGAAAGGAGTTGTTGCTGATATGTGACAAGTATAAGACCTAACGGTTTTTATCCTGTGGGGCGTTGTACAGACGTATAGGTGAAAGCTCAAGTATCTTTGAAATAAAAGTGAGAGTGAGTAATCTGTCTAGCACTATGGGACAGGCAACATAGAACATTTTAAATGTTCGTACAAAATTAAAAAAGGACATCCAAGTACCTTTGAAACAAAAGTGAGGATGTCCTTTTTTTTATTTTAATCTATTCAACTACGGCAGGTGTTTCTGTCGCTGGCATTTCAATTGTAACTTTTGGTAAAGGTACATTATCTACTAAACTAGCGGCGTCTTCGCCATAGTGGTGACCAAGAGTAAACGCTACTATTACTATAATAACGTATATTAATTTCCTAATCATTTAATTTTCCTTTTATATTATGCTTTGTATCTCTGCCATAAGTTAGCAGCGATCCAAGCAATTAGACCCCATTTAATTATTGTAAGGGGTGCCATGATACCTGTAAAAAGAACTACAGCTAATAAAATTAGACCATAATCTTTCCAAGCAGATATATCTTTTATCCATTTTGACATTAGATTTCTCCTTTGTTTTTATGTTATTACTATTTAGAATACAAACTTTGTTCCAAATGAGTAGTGTTGTAAATCAGTACCAGTATCTAAATCGTCTTGTTGCATTTCTGCATAGACACTTAGACTTTCTGTCATGTTATGGTTTACACCATAAGTCATGTAAGTACCAGTACCTTCTTTATCTCCGTATCCAACTGTTAATGCTTTCCAACCTACTGTTGCTTCCATACCAACTAAGTCAGTAGCAGCGTCATAGATTGAATAAGTTGAAGCGACTGTAAAGTCACCTACAGTTGTGGATGCACCTGCAGCCCAATATGAGATATCGTTAACTCTATCGTCAGCGTAACCACCAGATAAGTTAATGTCTTTTATTGAATGAGAAATATTCCATTCATAAACATCAACACCATTTTTGCCGTTACTTCCATCAACCATTGCCATTGCACTAACTGTACCATTGCTTAGTTTGATTGTATTAGATGACCTATCTGCATATTTAAATACAGCATTGTTACCATATACTTGAAAGTTATCTGTTTGAGATACTGAAGCATGAGCTTGTCTACCTACAGTAATTGCAACACCATTATTTTCTAAACCAACATATGCTAGTCTGGAATCAAATGTGTCTGAACCACTATCGTCAACGTCTAGTCCAACTTCCAATTTTGCAATTGCTGAAATAGAACTACCTTCAATACTAGGTTCTGAAAAATCAATACCTAATTTTGATCCGTTGTTTTCAAGTTTGTCGTATGCAACACCAGAGGCGTTTTCATCATGCGAAAACTTGTAGTTAAAAGTACCATACGGTTTAATCTCAGCAGCGTTTGCTGTGTAAGCAAGCAAAACGATACCAACTACCGTAGCAGTAATTAATCTTAACATGTATTCTCCTTTTTTGAATTATAGATTATAAAAATTATAATCAATCCCTGAATGGGATTTAATATGTACCTCGTAAATTTTTCATGGTGTATTATTTATAACTTTCATCATATTGAGCCGCATATATTTCATCAACTTGTTCTTGTGTTTTTAAAACATATGCACCTATATGTGTATAACCATTTAACTTTGCCCATATAATTCTACGACCACCTGCCTGCCATTTACGATATATTTCATTGAGTTTTCGTACCATTACAGGATGTTTCATACCGTTTTCTGCCATGTCATCAAATAATTTTTTATAATTAATGCCTTGACTATCTGCGAAACTTGTCCAACTGCCTTGTACTTTGTCCCATTTAAAAGTTACATCTTTTAAATCTAATATTTGATACAAGTCTGGGTGAGTAATTTCTTTTGCGTGTAATATTTTTTTAGTCATTAAAACAAAATGCGATATGATTATACTCCTCGCTTGAGAGTTTAGGTTTATATTGTTCGTGTACTCTATCGTACAAAGTATTTAGTTCAGTCATATAACTTACATAAGTGTCCTTATTGACTAAACTATTATAAACAATACATTTACCTTGTTGTCGTAACCAACGATTGTCTAACATCACTTGACCATCTGCGTCATATACATCAACAATCACTACATCATAGTTATGTACTTCATGTATATAATCATGGACATCACCTTGTATAATACGAAGGCGTTTTGACTTTGGTAAATTAAATTCTTTGTGTGCAATTTCTATAACTTCTGGATTTATTTCAACTGTATCTATGTGTACATCTGGAAACTTATTGTATATTTCTGTATGTAAATTACCTGCACCAAGACCTAGTAAACAAACATGTTGTATATTCTCTACATGATTAAACACTTTCATTATTTCTTTCATATACAATAAAGATATTTGTCCAGACGCATTAACACGACCTTGTATAAACTCATCATTAAAGAGCATAGACTTATAGTCTTTTGTTTTTCTTACTTCAATCATAATAGTTAAAGTTAATGATATATCTATAATCTGTATTCGTTGATGTACATGCTCTATGTTCTAAACTAGAATTAAAGATTACCATTTTGTTTTCTTCCGCTTGAATAAATTTATGTATGTTCATTTTAAATTCTGTACCACCATCACAAGTATTTAAATATAATATTGCCGTCTTGCAATTAAAAGTTCTATCAACATGCCATTCTGATTTATTAAAGAACACAGATGGAAATAAATTAGAGCGTACTTCAACAACTGCCTTTGCATTAAGTTTGTTCAGTATTGGTACTATGTAGTCAGAATAATAATTACTGTTAATAGAATTATTATTATAGAAAGAATGAGTAAAGTAACCTAAGTTATCTTTCTTATCTGCTACCATAGATTGAATATGATACCAAGGAAATTCTTCCTTTGTAATTAATGTTTTTAATTTATCAAACTCATCTTGTGGTAAAAAATTATTGACTTCAATCATTTTAAATATTCCTCATTCGCTGTATAATTAAAAACTTTTTCCCATTGTGTTTGATTTTCTACATGGTAACAATCTATGTGTGTGTACCCTTTTGATTTAGCATACCATACTCGTTGATGACCTACAGATACAGAGTATGCGTTCCAAGATATAATGATAGGGTGTGTCATACCATGTTTATCTAAACTTTCAAATAACTTTGATAGATTGTGTTTTTGTTTATCGTTTGGGTTGTGATAATCTGTTTTGTTGCCGAGCATACTCAGATTGTAGACCTTGTGGTATTCAGGAAACTCTATATGTTTGGCCGAGAGGAGTTTCATAGGTGGTTAAGGTTGGGGGTCTGAAAGAGCAGCATGCTATATATAAGAGTTTTGTCCATATTCTGTTCAATATGTGTAAATAAATTTTCTATACTATATCTAGTTGTGGTAAATTTAAATCTCTTGTCAACGGCACATTTCTCATTCTGTTCATTGGTAGTCCGTGTGCAATAACTTTGTGAATGAATGTAACAATTGTTAATCGTTCTTCTTTTGTGTTTGTATCAAACTCTTTAACGCCATGCCATAAACGACTATCAAAACCTATCTGACGATTATACTTATTGGCAAAGAAACAATCTTCAATGAAACCTTTATTGTGTTCTTCAAGGTAAGGTTGTTGTTCCTCTTTACTGATTTCTCCACGATAATAACTTTGTTTTATATCTGTATGTTTTACTTGTGTATTAATATTTTTTGGCATGTATATTGCCGTACCTGATTTAGGGTCTGCGTTTGGTGTCAGATAGAGTATCGTTGTGTGAACATCTGGAAAGTCAGAATGTATCCAACCATTTGTGTATTCACTTGAAATACGCTGAAAGAAACTACTTGCTTCAAAACGAATATCTTGTGAGTTCATTTCATCATTTGTCCAAAAGACATTTAAATATTTCTTAATCATGTTTGCCCAAAACTCTTTGTCTAATACATGTAACGCTTGTGACCTCATACCCGGCCAGTTACCACTCTCATGTTTGTGCCATTCTATTTTATCAGACTTTGCCATTTTGACCACTTCGTCTGGGTTGTCACAAAAATTATCTATTACGTTTGTTGGAAAATGTATCATGTTAAATTTATATTACCGGCTGCGGTAATCCTTTCTTGTGTACTTGTTGTTGGATAAACATAATGCGTTACCCAACTAGGGAAGAGTATTAAGTCACCTCTCTCTGGTTCAACTCTATATAGTGTTTTATTAAATGCTTGTTTTTCTCCGTAAGAGAAGTATAACACACCACTCTCACCTAAACCTTTTGGTTGGTCAAGTATTAAATTATAAGAGATATCGCCACTATGTTTGTGATGAGGTTGATACTCGCCACGCTTTTGAACATTGACCCATAAACTTTCAATCTCATAAGAGCGATCCACATTTGCCTCTTTCAAATAGACATCAATAAATTCTTTCAGTCTCGTCTCTATAGGTAAACGCCAACGAAGAGCGACAAAGTCTTCAGGTCTCTCGTCATCAAATTCACCGAGAACTCTACGATTTTTTGGATTCCGTTTCCGTTCAATCTCCGAAATATCTTGGATAGATTGGACGATATTTTCTGGACACTTAAATTTCAATATCAAAGGTCCAAAGTATGGACTAAACGCTTCTATCATAATCTAAAAATTTTCTAGTTTGATTTATCTTCTAATTCTTTTACTCTTGCTTTTAACTTTTCTATTTCTTCCATTAATTCTTTAATGCTCATTGTATTCTCCATTGTTGTGTTATTATTCTCTGTTTCACACTCACCACAACAATCTGGTGTGCCACAGTATTCGTGTTCACTCATACCTACTATTTAGTTGAATGTATAGACCACGATTAGTCTTCGCCCATTTCTAGGTAACTGTGCATAGTGATAAACATTGTTAAACAATATCGCTCTACCCGCCTTAGGTTCCACATGCTGTATAGGCATCCTGTCCTCGTCACATAGTACAGTATTACCGTCAACATCATTAAGATAGAGTATTAACTGTTTATGTTCTTCTTCGTGGTCCTTGTGTATAGGACTTGTACCTTCAAACAAAGGAAAGGTCATGTTCAAACTACAACGAAGTATATTGTTGACCTGTATATCATGCTTCGTAGTAAATGCATATAACATAGACATAAACTCCTCATAGTAATCACTATTACGAAGTCCATTCCGTAGTACCACATTATGTCCCATGTAAGATAAGTTCTTCCATTCATTGTAAAAGAAAGGGAAGTTATCTGAGAGTAGAGTATTGTTTATAAACTGTTTATGTTCCTCTGAGAGAAAGTCATCATCTTGTATTATCATATTTCGTACCTATTATGTGTGGCGTGGATCCAGTCTCCCTTCGCCACCCACACCGTATATACAGTATTACTTATGTAACTGAATACAAGTCGCTCCAGTATTGACGTAGTGGGCTGTTAGATACAATCACAAAATGTATTGATTGCCGCCAATAGAAAAACATAACCTAGATATCCGCCTAATGTACCTGCAAGTATGATGTTTGTCCAACCCCATTCTTTGATGTATCGTTTCATTGTGTCTCCTGTATGTCTTAGTATCTTTATTACATTTATAGATTACCAGCCGTAGCTCAGTATAACATACCCTATGCCTTAGTTCAAGTCTATAGGGTTACCATCTATGTTTACAGAACCACCGTCTATNTGTATCTGACCACCTGCACTCATTGTAATTTTGTTTGAAGCGTCTAGTCGTAGATTGTCCATAGAGGCGTTCATGTCGCCATCTATGAATTGATTGACATTGCCTTTGATGTTCATGTTCAGGTCGCCTTGTCGTACCATAATGTTTAGATTAGCACCTTGACCTACTTCTATGTCATAGTGATTGCCTGTCGTGTCACTCTTATTGACCTTGACCTTTAAACTTCCGTCTATCGTCTGTACTTCGTTACCACCTGTAAAGGCAAAAAGATTGCTGTTGACAATATCGTATTTATCTGATATAATAGAATTGACAAGGGTACCGTCATTACTATACTCCATGTAGGACCCTGAAGCATGGGATAGGTGTATACGCCTATGGGTAGGTGTGTCGTCAAACTCTAGGACGTGACCTGTTTCTGTTGCAAAGACATGGTTAAAGGGATACANAGGAGAGTATGTGCCATCTAGTATTGCCGGCATGTCAAATGACCCACCTGCTGACTGCACTACACTTAGGTTATCGCCTACTGTAGGTATCTCAAATCCATCAAAGTCCGCTGTCGCCAGCGATGTTCGCCTTTTGTTCTCTCTCGCCGTAGGGTTGGCAGCATCCACAACTCCACGTGCTAATTCGTTTACATCACTCTCATCCGCTCGAACAGGATACGTACCATTAGGGTCACGCATACCTTCGTTAGCGTTCTCATACTCAGGTCCTGCCTTACTAGGTTGACCTGGCAATGCGCCATGGATCAGAGGTTCTTGTTTATC